GGCGCTTTGTCCTTTGGTGGCACCACCGCCACCCAGCAGGCCCTCAAATAAACCACCTAGACTACTACCAATGCTGTTGCCTGAACTGCTGAATGGGTTGGCAATCTGTAGCACACTGGCCAGCGTTGATTTGATCTGACTGCGCAACAGTTCTTCTGCCATGCCGGCCACAAAGTTTTTCCACTCAAACTTACCTGTCTTGGCAAAGTTTACCAAGTTGTCTTCAATACCTTGTGTGAATTTGTCAAATACTCTGGTTGCGGCCTGTGCGGCATTGGTGGCATTGTCTGTGAAGTCTGCCCAGGCCTTGGTCCAACCTGTGGCAAATGTTCTTGATTCATCATTCAACTTCTTTTGTGCAGTGACCACAGCTTCAATACCAACTCTAGCTTTGGTGTAGTAGGCTTCAACTTCTTGTGGGTTTAGTTTTTCACCACGGCGTGCTTCTTCTGCACGAATGGCTGCCTTGGCTGAGTCATCTGCGGCTCTGGCAATGTCACGATATTTCTTTTCAATGTCAGTGAGTGTTAGGTCACTCATTTCACGCTGTAGATTCAACAGCTTGTCTTCAACATCATACTGTGCTTTGATACCAAACAAGCGCAGTTCTTCTGCTGAACGAGCTTTGGCCAAGCCATCAATCAGTTGAGTAAGTCTTGCGCCTTCAATACGAGCCAGCTCTTGTACTCGAGCAATTTGTTCATCATACACAGCACCCAGACCTGCTTCTTTGAGCTCTTTGCTCATTCCAGCCTGTGCTTCACGCAGTTGTTGCACAGCGTCATAGCTACGATTGGCCAATGCAACTCTTGCGGCTTCCAGGTCATTGGCCTGTCGACTGTTGCCAATGGCCTGTGTTTCAAGTTGAATATTTTCTAATATCCTACCGCCATTTTCTTTGTAGGCGTCACCAATTTTACTAATGCCTTTAACTGCCGAATCGTAGGCACTGGTGTCCACTGCTCTTTGCACTGCATCAGCTTGCTCTTTAGAGGCATCTGATGTTTTCTGTGTTTCTTCTTTGAGTTTCTTTTGTGCTTGTGCGGATTCTTCTTGCTTTTTACGCATCTGTTCCAGGGCATCTCGTGCCATCAGGAACGGTGTTCCAAGACCCTTGGGATCATTGATACCAGCACCAAACATGTTCATCAATCCAGCAATGGCATCTGTTGGAATATTCAACAAAGCACCAGACATGTCCAGGATGCCTTCTGTGATACGACTCAAAGCATTCAATGCAATGCTACCAAAATCATCAAACAACTGACTGGCAGCATAGATACCAAGTCCCGCTGAGAACAACAGTGCAATCACACGCAGGCCACTCAGCAATGGACCCAGGGCTCTAAATGCTGAGGATGCCCAGGTAGCTATGCCAGCGGCTCCAAGTGCACCAGCAACAACGCCAATGCCTCTTCCTAGAGTTCCAATTGCAGTAACTATTGGTAACAGTATACCAGCACTGAACGCTGTGACCAATAGTGCTCCAGCAATCTTGATGGCAGCAATCAATGTATTCATTTTTGCTGTGCCTTCAGCAGTGGCAGTATTAAATTCGTTCAAGGCTTTAATAGCTGGAGAGAATGCTTCCAGAAATGCCAACTTAACATTGCCTGTGGCTTTGGCCAGTGCATCATTTAGTTCAGCACCTCTTTTGATTGCGGCAGCATAAGCGTCTGCACTGCCTGCAGATTTTTGCAATTGATCAGCAAGTCCAGCAGCATCCACTGTTCTAAAACTCTTGCCAAACAGGTCTGTCATCATGGCAGCACGACGACTAGCGTCAGCAATGCCACCAATGCCTTTGAGTGCCTTGACCATGAGCTCTTGTTCACCCAGGGTTTTTAGATCCTGCATGGTGATACCTAGATCGCGGAATGTGTTTTGTGCTTTAAGGCTGCCTTGTGCGGCTTCGTCAATGCTACGCACAAAGGTTGTGACACCTTGTGCCAACTGATCAACCTGACCACCATTATCACTCAATGCGTCTCGAAGTTCCAGCAATCTTGCTGTGGCAATGCCTGTTGAATTGGCAAGATCTTGTAGATCATCAGCCATGCGCAAGGCGCCAGCGCCAAGACCAGCAAACAAACCGCTGGCAATTATGCTTCTCAAGCCCAACATGCGCTTGTTCAAGCCATCAATGTTGTTTTGTAGTTTGTTTAAGTTATTAAGGCCTGTAACGCCTATGTCAACGGTGTATTTTTGTTCGCCTGCCATGTCACAGCCTCATTATTTTTTTCATTTGTGCTTCCACAAACTTTGTAACAGGTTCACTCATGCCTTTAGGAGCCTGTTGGGATGATCCTTCATCCAGCTTTTGTGCATAGGGATACTGTGCCACAATGGTGTTTTGGTTAAGACGGGTACGGCGACGAGCATTGCCAGTGCGAATGGGTGTGTCTTTGACCCATTCTTTATAGGCCTGTACAGGAAGTTGTTCCAGTGCGGCCTTCATTTTTTTGATACTAGGTGTGATTGTATCTTTTTCTAGACGAACTGTCATCTGCGAACCCTTTCTATCATCTCTTGCATCTTATTTATTGAAAGGGCAGGAGCAGTGGGTGGTAGCCCTTTGCGTTTGTTTTCTTCTCTTTCTTGTTGGTACTTGTTGTAGGCCAAGACCACATCCATCACAAGAAAGTCCAAGGTGTCTGCTTCCGCAAGAACACGACTTGGTAACAAGTGATAGCGTGTGGCCAGATTGTCAAGAACTAAACAACGCCGCAGATCAGGTGAATCTGGGTCTAACTCGGCGTTGACTACTTTCCCAGGCTTTCCACCACCGCGGTGATCACACGCATCATGACCTTGGTGGGCAAGGTATTTTCACCATTGATCACAGGTGTGCCTGACTCATCCAGTACAAGTCCACGCACAGTTTCAATCACACTGGCTGTGTTGTTCTGGTCCAAGCTGGCCAGCTTTAGGAATGTGTCCATGGGCTGTCGATCCCAGGTCCAAAATTCAAGTGGTTCACCAAAGTCCGCCACAATGTCTGCGTCGTCAATGGTAACTTTAACAAGTTGTGGCTTTTTGGCCAATTCAGAGAGTTTCATATCTATCAGTCCTTTTTTCTATCAATCAGTTCGTTAACTGCCGCAATGGCAAAAGTCATACGGCTGTTGGCCTTCTGTATGTCACCAGAGGCACAGCGTATTTCGTTGGTGGATTTGGCAATTTCTGCCAGGATGCTGTCCAGGATTTCCTGGTCAGTTTTTTGTCTAAGTATATCCATGGATCTTTTATCTATCTATCAAATCAGAAAGGGGGATTGCTCCCCCCGTCTATCAAGCTACTGTGTAGTCGCCGTCGACAGTCAATGTCACAGGTGACACCCATACAGGGCTGTCTGCACTCACAGTTGGAGCCAGGCCAGTCACATAGGCATTGCCTGTGATGGTCTTGCCAGCGCCACCTGTTGAGGTGTTGCCCATGTACAAGCTGAAGCCCACAAGTTCTTTTTCCTTGCTGAGACCAAACACACCCAACCTGGCAGCTGAGGCTGCGGTGGCTGAAGCATTGCCAAAGAATGCAGTCTGATCAAGAACAATGTTCATGCTCATGCTGTTGGTTGCTGTGGTAGCTACTTGTAGTTTAGAACCTGAATCCAATTGGGTCCAAGTGAAAACATCATTACTGTTGTTGATAGTGATGTCTTGTAGTGCTGGCAATGCCAAAGGTCCTGTTACTGAAGTTGTCATACTTAGTGTTGCCTGGACATTGGCCACGCCTGGGGCTGGATAGATATAAGCCATTGCGATTTCCTTTAATTAATTTTAGTTTCCGTGAACCGGAACACAAACTCGGTCAGCAGTGAGTCAGCTTCGAAACTGGTAACAATATCACATTCACGACTGACAACGCCAGTTATCTCTGTGGTATTCTTAACATTTCTAACACCTTCCACAACGCTGTTGTAGTTTGGGGGTTTTAGTTTTGCATCTACTTGTACAAATGCACGGATGGTAGTTTCTTTTCTTGCAAAGATTCCTGCATCCAGGGTGTTGAAGAGATTGCTCTCGGTAGACTCTGGCTCTGCCACATAAAACACTCGAAAGTTTTTGAAGTACAGCGGTTGTCCACCTGAAGTGTAAGGCAATTCCTGACTAACACTAAATGGATCCAGGATCACTGCGGCAATGCCGTCTAAGATGGCTTGTCTCATCTGCGTCTCACTAGATTGTTAACGAACGGATATTTCTCTTCGTCTGTTATGGTTCCATTGTTGCTGAAATCATACCAGTCTCCTGAAACAATCAGTTCATCAAAAAGTTCGCGAAACTTGGTGTTGTAGAATCCCAGCTTCTGTCTTTCAGCTGAATCAGGGTTGCCAAAGTCTGCCACTCGTGCCAGCAGATACTCACTGAGAGCGTGATACACACAGAGGTCTGTGAAATCACCTTGACGAGCCAGAATCAAGAAAGGATTCAAAGCAGGAACTTCAATTGACTGACCCACAATTATGTTCGCAGCCGAACCGGCCTGACGAATATAATAACTCTTCCACCAGGCTGAACTGCGTAGCATGTCCAGGATCCTGGTGGTTGAGCGGATCAATGTTTCTTCTACAACTTCCGGAGTCAAGCCTTCATTGGTACTAAACAAGCGACTGTCTCGCGCCACAACATCTTCATAGTCTGCAAAACTAAAGAAAGTTGTACCTTGTGTAATGAAAGCCATAATCTACCAGTTCCCGTTAAACTAAAGAACTGTCGAATGCCAAGAATCGACCGTAGTTGTTCTGCAGGATACCTGTGCCATAGTATGCTGAGCACACAATGTCATCACCCAGGTAACTAGCACGGCGTTGAGTTTCGATAGCGATATCACCAATCATGCCAAGACCAAATGCATCCATTTGGAACACAGCACCAGCGATGTCACCAGCAGTGCCGTTGTTGGCAATGTTGGATGTTTCATACACAGGGATACCAGCCAACATGCCCACATAGCCCATGCGCATGGCTTCGTTAGAAACTTCGCTGTAAGCGCCTGATGTGAATGGTGTGTTACCAGTTGTGGTCAATGCTGCCTTCAAGTCATATGCAATTGAAGGGTGCAACACGCAGACCATGCCTTCTGTTGGCACAGCGTCGGCCTTGAGTTTGGCCACTGCGGCAAAGATGCTGGCAGCAGTGATCTGACCCGAGAAGTCGCCTTGACCAGCGTTCAGGGAATAGAACAATTGTGTCAAGTCGGTGTCCATTTTGCGAGCAATTGCTTCGCCAAACAGTTTGCCAAGGTCAGCAACCACATTTGATGCGGCACTGGCTCTAGCCAAGTCTGTTAGCAAGGTACGGATTGCCACTGTGCCGATTGTGAGATCAGCCACATTGGTTGACACAGTTGTGTCAGCAACTTCGTTACCTTCTGTGATCACCGCAGCCGTTTGGATGGGATAGATAGGTACTGAAACTGTTTTACCTTGGCCTGGGCTCAGGGTATAATTTTTAACAAGGCCACGCATGATACTGCGTTCGCTTGCTACAAACATTGCTTCTTGACGGATCAAGGGCAATAAGTCGTTTAGG